CGATACATTAGTATATGTACAACCCAGATTTGGATTTGCAGGAATTTCTCTTGCGTACTTAGCAAAAAAATATAATAAGAAATTAGTATTATTTATGCCATCTGGTAAAGTAATATCAGATCATCAAGCCATATGTATTGAAAGAGGTGCAATTGCTAAATTTAGAAGAATAGCGGCAATGCCTAATTTAAATAGAATTGCAAAACAATGGGCAGAAGATAACAACGCTACATTTATTCCGTTAGGACTTAAACATGAATTGGTAACTGCAGCTGCGGTAAAAGTTGCATATGATGTAGCAGAAAAACATGGATATCCAGAAGAAGTATGGTCAGCAATATCAACTGGAGTTTTACAACGCTCTTTACAAATTGCATGGCCAGATGCTGAGTTTAATGCAGTTGCAGTTTCTAGAAATATTCAGAACGGTGAATTAGGTAGAGCTAAAGTTTGGTCTCATCCAAAGGCATTTGCATCAGATGTAAAACCAGAATTTGCCCCTCCGTTTCCATCAGCAATGAACTACGATGCAAAAGCTTGGGAATTTATGGTTAAGCACGGAAATCAAGGAGCTTGGTTTTGGAATGTAGGTGGCCAACCTTACCCAGAATCAGAAGAAACTAAAGAAAAAACAAATTCAAAAAGAGAATGGGGAGAAGTTTTAGAAATGGACCTATAAAAACTGAAACTATCCCAAACAATATCATACAATTAATATACAAAAAAATTATGGCAAACATCGACAACGAATGTAAAGATCTAAAAGTTAAAGATTTTTACGACCAATCAACAACACACTTATCAGATATTATGGAAAACCAAAAAAAGATGCAAGAGCAGACTTATGGTATTAATTTTGATAATATGACAATTAGAGAAATTATGGATTTCTGGCATGTTAATACACACTCGCTAATGGATGAAGTTCATGAAATGACAGATGCTCTTGGTGGAATTAAAGATGGTAGTGGAAATGCAGTATGGAAATACTGGAAAAAAGACTTTACGAAATATAATACATTAAAGATTTCTGATATGTCTGAAGGAGATAAGAAAGAATTGTATATGGAATGGGTAGATATTCTACACTTCTTTATTAATTATGCATCTTCAATTGGACTAGACGCTAAAACTGCATATAATTACTACTTTGCAAAAGCAGAAGAGAACGTTAACCGCCAGAAAAATAATTATTAATGCTATTAGATATAGAACAAACAGATAAAGAGTTAATTATCTCTTATTACAACAAAGAAGGCAAAGTTTCTTTTAAACGATATCCAGTAAATCAATTCCAAAATTGGGTAGTAACAGAAGAAAAAGATAAATGGAAAGACAGTAAGGTAACAAACTGGGATGGGAGGCCATTAAAAAGAAATATCTCTAGAGGATTTAATAAATTTAGTTTACTGTATTTTATGGACTCTTTATCTGAAAAAGATAGAGAAGAAATTTATGAGTTCAATATGCCAAGAACTTATTTTGTCGATATTGAAACAGAAATAGTAGATGGCTTTCCAAAACCTGAAGAAGCCAAGTCTCGTATACTAACGTTTTCTATAATTACGCCTGAACGCAAAGCAATTGTATTAGGCTTAGAAGATTTATCATCAGATCAAATTAAGAAAATAGAAGAAGATACAAATGCTCATATGAAAAATTATGATCAAGATTGGGAATTCAGTTACTATAAGTTTGATGATGAATATAATATGTTATATACATTTCTTCATAAATTTTTACCTAAGTTCCCAATGATGACAGGGTGGAATTTCATCAACTATGACTGGCAGTATATAGTTAATAGATGTAAAAGATTACAAATAGATCTGACTGAAGTGGCTATCACTGGATCACTTGATAGAAATGATAGTAGACCACTTCATATGGGTATTCTTGACTACATGCAATTATATGATAAGTACGATCGCTCGGTTGCTGTAAAAGAATCTAATTCACTAGATTTCGTATCTGGTGCAGTATTAGACGTAGCTAAAATTAAATACAGCGGATCTTTACAAGATTTATATGAAAATGATTTTAAAAAATACGTATTCTATAACGTAGTCGATTCCGTACTTGTATATTATATCGATAAACAACTTAGATCAATGGAAGTGCTATTGACACTTGCAACAATAACAAAAATGCCACTTTACAAAGCAGCATCACCAGTGGCAGTAACAGAATCATTAATTGCAAGAAAATTAGCAGAACAAAATAAAAAAATAGGTATTGAATACGGTAGAGAAGATGCAAAAAAAGATGGTAAATTTCAAGGTGCATTTGTTAAACAGCCGATTGTAGGATATTATTCAGGAGTAAGTGCATTTGATTTCGCTTCTCTATATCCGTCAATTATGAGACAATTTAATATTTCTCCGGATTCGTTTGTTGAACAAATAAACGAAATCGATATACCTGAGCGCAGAAAAGATAAGAATGTAATTGTATGTGAAAACGGCGTTGTCTATAAAAAAGAAGATAGTATTCTTAAAAAAATATTAGCTGATTTATATAATCAACGTAAAGAGTATAAAAAAACTTCATATACATATTACGAGAAGGCTCACGAACTTAAAAAAAAATTTAAGGTCTAATTTTAGAAGTTTTAAAAATGCAGCGCGATATATAATCTATCACATAGCAGCGCTGCTATTATTTAAAACTTCTAAAGATTAAAATGGCCAATAGGCCTTTTTTAGTCTAAAGACCTTTATGTCTAAAAATAAAAAAATAATAGCAATATGTCATCACTTTTTAAAGAAAGAATAGAATTTAAACCTTTTGAGTACCCAGAGTACTATACTGAAGGTTGGCTAAAACAAGCTCAAGCGTTTTGGTTACACACTGAGATCTCTATGCAAGGGGACGTTAAAGATTGGAATGAAAATTTAATGCCTCATGAGAAAAACATAGTAGGTAATATCCTTTTAGGGTTTGCACAAACAGAATGTGCAGTATCAGATTATTGGACAACAATGGTAACTAAATGGTTTCCTAAACATGAAATAAAGCAAATGGCTATGATGTTTGGTTCTCAAGAAACTATACATGCAACTGCATATTCTTATTTAAATGAAACACTAGGACTTGAAGATTTTGCAGCATTTCTTCACGAACCTGCTATTGCTGAAAAATTTGATCTGTTAACTTCAACTTCAGCAGATTATACATATCAAGATTTAGCTGTTAATGAAACTGCCAGAAAAGAAGTCGCTAGATCATTGGCTATTTTTTCAGCGTTCGCTGAAGGTGTTTCTCTTTATAGTTCTTTTGCAGTTTTATATAGTTTCCAAATGAGAAATCTTTTAAAAGGAATTGGCCAACAAATGAAATGGTCTGTAAGAGATGAATCTTTGCATTCAAAAATGGGATGTCAATTATTTAATCACATGTGCCAAGAATATCCAGAATTAAAAAAATCTGTAAAAGAAGATATATTAAAGGCAGCAGAACTAATGAAAGACATGGAACACAAATTCATTGACATGATATTTGAGCAAGGTGATTTAGATAATATGAAAGCTGATGATTTAAAACACTTTATTACCAAAAGAACTAATGAAAAGCTAAATGAATTGGGATATAAAAATGCATTTGAATTTAATGAAGAACAAGCTGGAAAATTAGATTGGTTCTATCATTTAACTGGAGGTCACACACATACTGATTTCTTTGCAGTGAGACCTACTGATTATGCAAAAGCAGGAGAAGACGAAAACTGGGACGAGGATGACTTGTTCGACTAATATAAATTAAATAATATAAATGTTTAGAAATAGAGACAAAAGCGAAGAAGAGCTTAGATTAGAAAACTTTAATGCGATTAAAGAAAATTTAAAAGACGATTCACATATAAAAAACTTTGGAGAAGAATTGGGCTGGGAGCTTGGTGTTGACTTTCCAACATGGGCAAACACCGAAATTTATGTAAAGACAATAAGTAATGGCTACTTATATTATGATGAAAAACCAAAAGACGCTTACTGGAGAGTTGCGACCACTGTTGCTAGAAGGCTTGGAAAGCCAGAATTAGCTAGTAAGTTTTTTGATTATATATGGAAAGGTTGGTTAAATCTGGCCTCACCAGTACTTTCTAACACTGGATTAGAACGAGGATTACCAATCTCTTGTTTCGGTATTGATGTTGCGGATTCAATTCATGACATTGGTGCTAAAAATCTAGAAATGATGCTACTCGCAAAACACGGTGGAGGAGTTGGTATTGGAATAAATCAAATAAGACCTGCAGGTGCAACAATTAAAGGTAATGGAACAAGCGATGGAGTCGTACCGTTCTGCAAAATATATGACTCTACAATCCTTGCTACTAACCAAGGGTCTGTCAGACGTGGAGCTGCGTCAGTTAATATTGATATTGAACATGATGATTTCTGGGAATGGCTAGAAATTAGAGAGCCTAAAGGAGATGTAAATAGACAATCTCTTAATATGCACCAATGTGTAGTAGTTCCAGACGGATTTATGCAAAAAGTAGAAGCTGGTGATAAAGAATCTAGAAAAAGATGGGCTGCAGTTCTTAGAAAAAGAAGAGCTACAGGAGAACCTTACATATTTTTTAAAGGAAATGTAAATAGAGCAAATCCAGAAGCATATAAGCAAAATGGACTAAAGGTTTATATGACTAATATATGTTCAGAGATTACTTTACACACTGATGAAAACCATTCATTTGTATGTTGTTTATCATCTGTTAATTTGTCCAAATATGACGAGTGGAAAGATACTGACTTAGTTTACACTGCAACTTGGTTTTTAGATGGAGTATTAGAAGAATTTATTCAAAAGGCCAAATTTATGAGAGGTTTTGAAAATTCAATTCGTTCGGCAGAAAAAGGTAGAGCATTAGGATTAGGAGTTTTAGGATGGCATTCTTATTTACAAGATAGAGGTATTCCGTTTGAAGGTTTATCTGCACAATTTGAAACCAGAAAAATATTTAAACAATTAGAAACAGAAAGTGAAAAAGCATCTAGAGATATGGCTTTAGAATTTGGTGAGCCACTTTGGTGTGTTAATACTGGTATGAGAAATACACATCTCAGAGCAGTTGCACCTACTGTTAGCAATTCAAAATTAGCAGGCAATGTTTCTGCTGGAATAGAACCATGGGCAGCCAACGTATTTACAGAACAAACAGCTAAGGGTACTTTTATTAGAAAAAATCAAACATTAGAAAGAGTTTTAAAACTATTAAAAAAAGACACTAAATCAACATGGGATCAAATTCTAAGAGATGGCGGTTCGGTATTGGGGCTCAGTTGGATTAATGATTTTATGGTTAAAATAGGAGAAGTTATTACTGAAAATAATCCTCCTATTAAAAGAAAGGAATTTGATAAACTAAATCAACATGAACAGTCTTTATATGTTTCAATTGCTGATGTTTTTAAAACGTTTAAAGAAATTAATCAATTGGAGCTTGTAAAGCAGGCTGGAGTTAGACAGCAATATGTTGATCAATCTGTGAGTTTAAATTTAGCATTTCCAAAAGAAGCTGAACCTAAATTCATTAATCAAGTACACTTAGAAGCATATAAACAAGGAATAAAAACACTATATTATATGAGAACTGAATCAGTACTTAGGGGAGATATAGCAAAAGCAGCCGTTGATCCAGATTGTATGAGTTGTGATGGATAATTAAAGGTGTGGTTAAATCCACGCTTTAGGACCGGGATAGTTCTCGGAAAGAGGCCAGACGTATCGCTACTGTCTGGCCTCACTTTTTTGAAACAATTGTAACATATTCAATATAAAACATGTGTTGTCATAAAAAAACACAAACAATATGGAACAAACAACAGCGTTCGTTTTAGGTGTACTATCAGTGTTGGCAATGGCCGGCGTTTATCGTATGTTTAAAGTGGCATTTAGGGTCAAAGACCTACAGGAAGATATTGATGACGTCAGAGATGTTGTCAATGAAATTGAAATGGATCTAGGACAAACTTCGGATTTACTAGACCGCAGAATAGATGGCGAAATTGATCGCCTAGATAATTTAACCGAAGAACTTTACAAGTACATAGATTCTAGAACTGATAAAATGGAATCAAGATGTGATTCTAAATTTCAAGAATTAGAATCAATAATACCAATAAAATAAATTAACATATTGACAACACATATTTAAGGGCTTCGGCCCTTTTTTTATTGAAACATTTCAACACAATCTAGTATAATACTTAAACATCATTAAATAATAACAATTATGAAATTACAAATTAATCGCATTGACCAACATGCACTAACTGGATTTATTAATCGAGTTAAACTAATTGACTCTTTCGTTTATATGAAAATAAACAACGGTCAAATTGAATCTACAGTATACCTTCCTCAAAGAGATGCAGTGAAGCACCACTCAGTAGAAGCCAATTCTATTTTTCAAGTAGACGAGTGGCCAGAAACTGACAAGGAAATGAAAATCGCATTTTTTGAAGGATCAAAGGTTATTGACGCACTTAAACACTTTGATAGCGATGCAATTAAAGGTGAACTAGAATTTATTGAAAACGAAGGCGAACTAGTAGCATCTACTTTGCGTATATTCAATGACGAGTTAGAGATTACGTTGGCTTGTTCAGAGCCTTCACTTGGATTTAAAGATTTAACTTCTGAACAAAGAGACGTTATTTTTGCAAGAACAGATGCACAATTTGATTTTAGCTTTGATACTCACATGATTAATAAAGTTAAAAATCTATTTTCACTTGACAAAGAAGAAACATTTGGAATTAAATCAGACGTTTCAGGTGTAAATGTAGATGGTAAATCATTTAATGTATTATTGACACCTGATACTAGTGGAAACGGAAACGTTACAGTATATAAAAAATATTTAAATTTATTAGACAAAGAAGAACAAACAGTTTTTGTTTCTGGATCTAAAGTTGTTTTTGAATCAAATGACTCAACAACTTTATTAACAGTGTCAACGTGTCAAACTGCATAATAAATGAATATAAAGGAGCTAGAAAGTAAACCAACAGATGAGTTATCTAATGATGAAGCGAAGTTGCTCGTAGACTACTACGAGCAACTTTCTGCTAAATATACAGCATATGAACAAGCAGTTAAGTTAACACTTAATTCTATTTATGGTGCATTTGGTAATAAATGGTTCCACTTCTTTAACATAGATATTGCCGAATCAATTACTAAACAAGGTAAAGATGGCATTCTTTATTCTGAAGTAATACTTAATAAATATGTAAATGATTTTTGGCACAAAGATACTGCAGTACACGAGAACTTTAACATCAAGGTAAAGGGTAAAATTGAAAAACCTGCTGTAATTTATATCGATACTGATTCATGTTATGTGCAATTTCAAGATTTATATGAATCTATTATATGGCAAGATGAATCTAAAAAAATGGAAATTGACGTTTTTATTTTAGCGCTATATGGATTTAGACTTAAAGATTATATCAGCAAGTGTATGGAAAAATATGCAGCTAAAAGGAACACAGATAATTACTTGTTTTTTGAATTAGAAGCATTAGCATATAATGGTATTTGGATGTCTAAGAAAAAATACATTCAAAACATTGCATGGGATGATAAATTAGAAGTAACTGATAGACATCCATCTTTAAAGAAAGTTAAGACTATTGGGTTCGATACTATTCAATCTTCTACACCTAAATTTGTTAGAGAAAAATTAGTAGAAGCACTTAAGATTTTATTTAAATCTAGAGTTACTCCTACTTCTAAAGATTTACAAACTTTAGTAGAGTTTATGAAGCAAACAAAAAAGGAATTTGCATTAATAGATATTGACGATATTTCATTTAATCGTAGAACTAATAATATTGATAAGTATATTGTTGATGATCAAATAGAATTACAAGTTGGATTAAAGTGTCCTGCAAATGTCAAAGCTGCAGGATATTACAATTATTTACTAAACAACAATAAGAAATATAAAAACAAATATAAACTTATTGGTAATGGTGAAAAATTAAAAATTTACAATTGTAAATCTACTATATCAGAAGTATATGCATACATGCCAACAGAACACCCTTATGAAATCGCTCCACCCGTAGATTACGATACTCAATTTGAAAAGGCAATGATTGATCCTCTAAATAGAGTACTTACAGCAATAGGATTACAAACATTAGACACAAACCTAATTTATGCTTCGGCATTATTTTAAAATAAACATCATGGATAAACCAATTAGCAATTTTAATAAAATCATGGACCTAGTAGAACAATACCCTAATGATCAAGAACTTGGTAGAAAGGTAAGAGAGATCTATTGGGAACAAAGAAAAAACACAACAAATCCTAATCAATTAGAGATACCGTTTAATTACGCAGCAGATGAAGATATTGACGCTGTTGCAAATAGATCAATAGATTAATGGACGTAAATTTAACAAAAGATCAAAAAGTATTTGTTGAAGAATATCAACGAATACTTAATAAACTAGCAGATATTCAATTTCAAGTTGATGATTTACAAGTAGAAGCCAAAAAATATATCAAAGAATTAAACGATTTAAGAGAAAAAGAAAGATCTTTATTTCCAGATCAAGAAATTATTGATGAAGAAACAAACGGCTAATTTAACGTATAATATAAAAATACAACAATAAACATGGCAAAGAAAGATTTTAGTTTTGACGATATAAACGCAGAGTTAAAGGCATTAAATCCTATGGGATCAATTATGGCTGACTCTACATTTAGTGAAGTTACAGAGTGGATTGACACTGGTAATTATCACTTAAACGCATGTGTTAGTGGTTCACTATTTGGTGGATGGCCTAACAGTAGAACGTGTTCAATTGCAGGTCCTTCAGGAACTGGTAAAA